CAGCGGTTCGCAGCAAAAAGAGAGGATGGGACACGCTGCTCATCCTCGACACATCCAGGCTGGCGCGGCGCCGGCACATCGCCCTGATCTTTGAAGAAATCGAGTGCCGGAAGAACGGCGTCAAGATCATTTATAAGTCGCTGCCAGAAAGCGACCCAATCACCGAAATGCTGCTCAAGTCCATCCTTCAAGCGATGGACGAGTGGCACTCGCTGACCAGCAAGGCGAAGGGGCTGGCAGGGATGGCCGAGAATGTACGCCAGGGATGGCGAGCCGGGGGTAGGGCGCCCATCGGCTACAAGCTCCACCATATAGAGACAGGTGCCATCAGGGAAGGCGCCCCGGTGGTCAAATCTCGGCTTGTGCCGTCTGATGATGCGCCGGCCATCGCAACCTACCTCAAGGCCAAGGCGAGCGGCCTGCAGCGCCGTAAAGCCATCCACAACGCAGGTCTGAAGCTGTCCGACACCACCGGCATCGGGGTGGAATGGAATGCGTTGACCTATGCCGGCCACACGGTCTGGAATATGCGCTATGAGGCTACGGCAGGCGGCTACACCGGAGGCGTGAAGCGGCGCCCACGATCCGAATGGATCATCCAGCGCGACACCCATCCGGCCCTGATCAGTGATGATGAGGCCGAAATCCTGATCACCTATCTTGAGAACAGCAGCAAATCAGCCAACCGCAAGACCAAGCCCACCTATCTGCTGACAGGGATATTGCAAAACCCGGCAGGATCGCCCTGGCACGGTGATGGGGAGGGGTTCTATCGATTGGGCAAGGGAAAGCGCGTCAAGGCCGCCAAGATCGAATCTGCGGTGCTATCCCAGCTTTCCGCCAATCTTCAGGACGCAGGGTTCGTCAAAGCCTTCACGCTGGCAGCCAAGAAGCAGGCGCAGGCCAGGAAGCAGGATTCTGAACTACCAAGGCTGAAGGCCGAGCTTTCTGCCGTGAGCAAGCAGATCGAGAAGTTGACTGGACTGCTCGGGCAGACGTCGACGCCTGATCCATTGTTGCGGCAGATCGAAGTCCATGAGCAACGCCGGGTGGCGCTGGATGAGGAAGTGCTGCGGAGGGCTGAGACTGAAGCCAGCGCGGATAAGGTTCGCCTGCTGACTGAAGCGCATGTCGCCAAGATCATGCGAGCAATGTCCGAGGACATCGACTCGCTTGACCGCGACAGGCTAAAAGACCTTGTTTCTGGTCTGATCGAAAAGATCGAGCTTGATGATCAAGCCCTAACTTTTCAACTCTACTTCCGGCTCAATGCCGGGGGTAGAGTGGCGTCCCCACGGCAAGGCAACTCAATCCCCGGTTTTTTCCCATGGGAACCGAAATTGCTCAGTGCCGCCTAACTGGCAACCCCGTTCTTTTTATCGACTGACCTCATGATTCCCAAGCCCAGCATCCCGAACAGAACCTGCATGGTCAGATTCGTGTCGATCACCGGGAATGCGCCGCTGTATCCAATCACGACTTGCGCGACAAACCGAGCAACCGGCTCCAGGATCGCAACGTAGCCGAGCGACAAAGCCCCCACCCAGCCGCACACCGGGCGCCAGCCTGAGACAAGTAAACTCGATGATGTCGCCTCCTTCTCATTGACGGCGATCTGCGCCAGTTGCAGCTTGATGTTGTTGTCGAGACAGAACATCTGAAACTCGATGTCGATCTTCTTGGCTGCCAGCAAATCAGCCGCTGACATACCGGACAGGGTCTGCTTGATGCCATCAACGGTGGAATCAGAGGCGCCTAGCTTCTCGGCCAACCACTGAACCCCAGCGCCAGCCAGGGCGCCGGCAGGACCAGCCAGGAAGGTGCCTATTGCCGGTAATGCTTCGATTAGGTTCATTCGTTGCGCTCCCCTCTATTCAGTGTCATGCGTTGGGTTTCTCGCCATCCGACGACTCGCTGCAATTTCTCTCCGCAGTCTTTCTGCGTTCGCCTTGCGTTCCATTTCATCAGATGCTGCATTGAGCCTGATGAGAATCGTGAACACCGCACAGGTGAAGGCGAACAGAAAAACAAGGATGAGTTCAATTTCGTCCATGTCACCACCTGAATGGCCACACGATCACGAAGCAGGCGAGTGCTATGGCCGCGATACTGAGGTAATCGCCTGCGGTCATTTCATCCCCCCCCATTCAAAGCTGTAGTGGTTGCTTTTCATTTGGTTTTCTTCACCAGCAATAATTTGCATGTTTTCTGGAACATGCAGACCACACACCCCTATCCCACGAATAGGAACAATATGATCAACATGGAATTCAATTCCTAACATCTTTGTGCGGAGCCTTGCTAACGCATATATTTCCTGAATGAAAAATTTATTGGCCCACTTTGGTGTTGCCTTTCTCAATCGCCCCTTATAGATTGCTTTGTCGTACCGCTTTTTATTTCTACGACTATCCAAAAGGCAAGGAGAGCAATACATTGCACCAATAGCCAAATCAGTTGTCCCGCAGGTGATGCACTTATGCCTTGCTCGACGGCGCTGACGCTGTTTTTCCAGCATCGCGGAAATCACAGCAGGATCGCTCTTATGATCCTTGTGGCATTGCTTGCACCAACTACTCAAATACCCTTTTGACTTGATGCGATACGGGAAATGATCTGGTGTTCTCGGAAGATCACAAGAACATCTGGCACACTTAACCATCCCTGTCCGTAATGGTCTACCCATCAGGACATACCCCCCCACTCGAAAGAATAATGATTTCCATCGGGTACGCTAAACCTACCTCCCCATCGAGCCAGCGGGTGTTGCTTCTCCCACCAACTGCCAAGCTCCTTGTGGGCCTCGGTGCTTTCCATATACTCACCGTTGCGAAAAAGGTTGAGGTCAATCGCCAGCCGTTGCTTATGTCCGCTCTTGGAGTGCCCATAGCCTAGCTTGGTGCCGATGGCGCCATGCACCCTTGGATCGCGGTAGGCATCCCCAAGCGTAACCTCAAATCCAAGATCACGCGCCCTGTCGATCAGACGGGGAATCAGGGCCGCAAATGCAGATTGGACTTCTCGGAGCATGCTCATGGCTTTGACTTTGCAATGTGGTCGAGGAATACTTCAGTGAGCTTGTCGATCTTTGCGCCCAAATCGTGAAATCCGTCACGAAAGGCGTCCTCCAATCGCTGAAATCTGGCATCTAGTTCGCCCTTGACGTAATGCTCCCTGGCGATCCGTTCCTTCAGTTCTGACAGTTGCGCCGCGTCCTCGTCATGCTTGGTGAAAAGCAAGGCGATCTGTCTTTGTTGGGCCTCATCCTTAGATCGCAGAAACCACGCGATCATGGCCGCAAGGCCGGATAGTAGGTAGAAAGCAATGTCCTTAACAAGTGTTTCCATTTCAGCGCGCCTCTGGTGGTAATTGAATTCGTGCCCGTTCCTTCTGGTAGGCATTCCAGCAGTGGTTCGGGCCTTGAAGCGGCCAGAAGATCAAATTGATGACCCACTGCCATGCTTTGTACGGGTAGCGGTGGCCAAGCCTTCCACACCTACTGCTCCACGTTTCATCGGCCCAGGTCTGCGTCGAAAACGGATTGCCAAGCAATACGTTCAAGAACTGATCAAACGCGATGAAAAGCTGATAGAGGCCGTGACGCAAATTCATGAAAAATACAGCTTCCGCAAGGCTAGGTTTTCCTCGAGAGAAACCGGAGTGGTCAGAATCGTAGTCTGCATCGCTGAATCCACTGAAGGGACTTTGCTGCCAATGTAGGCAAGAGAAGTCGCAACATCAGCGCGTTGCAGATCGATCCATTTTCGAATCTGAACGTCAGCGAGAATCGCTTTGACGGCGGCATCGGTGCTGGTGAGGACTGCCATCTTGGCGGTTGAGAAACGGTCAAAGAATGGGCCGACGTCGATGAACCACGCAGTCGGATCGACAGGCGCCGCCGGCTCTGGTTGCAGTTCGTAGTCGCCAGGGTAGTGAGATTCAACGAATGCTTCGTCAGCAACAATCACGTTGCCGGTGCTGATGATTTTGTATTGAGCCATTAGATTGTCTCCATCCATTCGATTACGACTACGCCTGATCCGCCGGCGCCAGGGGCAGCGTTACCGCCTACGCCACCCGATCCACCGCCGATTCCGCCCGCAGGAGTTGCCCCGCTGCTACCGCCGCTGCCAGAAAACCTCCCGGCATAGGCAGTCGATGTGCTACCCCATCCAGATGCCCCATATCCTGTTGTAGACGGGCACGGGGATACCCCGAAAACTCCGGTATCAACTTGGTAGCCTTCGTAACCAAGATGCGACACGCTAACAACCGGGGCTACCGTACCCGTAGCATTTGTTGCCGCTGCTGACGGGCCAAACGGGCCACCGCCTTGAGTTGAGGTCGTCACACTGTTTGTTGTTGCTGCTCCGCTGCTACCACCGACACCCGCGCCACCTGTCGTGGCAAGGTACCCCCCCGCTGCTGATGCGTTACCGGATGCATAGCCAGTGCCGTACAGGCCAACCGCACCACCACCGGATGCAGCGTAACAGCTTGCGCTGGCAGTGACTGTCGCCGTACCGGACGCTCCACCGACGTTGTTGATGTCGCCACCGGATGCCGTACCACCTGCCGCGCCGCTTACCGTCTGCGCTCCAGCCGACGCTTGCTTTTGACCTGCACCGCCTCCGCCCGCTGTGAGCGATATGCCGGTTCCGGCGACTGTCGTTTGGTATCCAGATTGCCCCGCATTACCTGCCCCTTGCGACGCCCCACCTGCGCCAATCGTTATGGTCAGAGTATCAGCAACACCAAGACTCAGAGTCTTTTGTGCGAATCCACCTGAACCACCGCCGGTTGCCGCGAGTCCGTTACCCGTCGCACCAGACGATCCACCCGAACCGCCACCACCAATCGCCGTGACTCGATACACGCCGGCCTTGGGCGGAGTCCACGATCCTGACGTTAGGAATACGCGTTCGCGGCGTACTCCGCCACCGGCAAATTGACTTAATGTACTCATACGATTCTCCACTGAGTTGCCGCGCTGATGTAGCGCAGCCAGACTGATCCGTAAATGCTGGTGATTGTCATATCCTCACCGATGCCGTTAATCTCCTTGCCGCCGCGAGCAATGACGTTGTCAGCACGCGCATTCGCCACGGTGACGATGATCGTGTCTCCGTCGCTGGGTGATGCCGGCAGGGTCACGGTGGTGGCGCTGGCGTTGATCAGCACATAGTGCATTCCGGCCAGCGCGGTTTGCGTTGTGCCTGAGACTTCCACGACCGTCGGCATGGCGCTTGACAGGCTGACCCAATTCGTCGGATCAGCCGCAGGGTCGGTCGTGCCGCCGCCGGTTGATTTGCGCCGGTAGCTTGTGTGGGTGGATGGCGACCAGACGACCGCGCCTTCGGTGTAAGTCGTGCCAGATACCCACGCGGAGGCATTGGATGCGACCGAGGCGGCGCTGAGTGCGGCTTGTGCCTCGACGGCGCTGGCAGCAGCTTCGGCGGCCATCAGCGTGGCTGTGTCGGCCCTGGCAATCGCAATTGCGGCATTCGCATTGACTTCGCCGGCCACCGTGTTTGTCTCTGTCGCAAACGTCGGCAGCGCCGCCATGAATGCATCGCCGCGTGATCGAAAGTTTGTCGGATCAGACCGGCTTGGCGGTGTGGGTAGTGCAGTAATCGTCGTCATACAAGTCCTTCCACAGTGATTCCAATCTCTGAATGGTTCGGGTAGGCGATATTGATTGACCAGTCCTTGATCCACCCGTAAAGCACAAGACTGGAATAGGCGTCATCAAACAACCAGACCACCGGCACGGCGCGCACGGAGGCCAGCTTTTGCGCCAGGAAATCGACGGTGCCGTTGTCGCTGATAATCTCTGCCTCGACGCGTTTTGCATAAGCGCGCTCGACCACGCGAGTGACGCCCCAGGTGTCGGTTTCCTTACGCGAGTAGTCGATAATTCCGACACGTACGCCATGGCGCACATCGCCGACGTCGACCAGATCGCCGATAACCAATGTGCCGACACCGATGACGCCATCACCCGCCACGCTCACGCTAATTCGGCCGGCGGAATATGGCGGCAAATCATCGACCAGCAAATAGGTACGCGGCTGCATCGCATCGAAAAAGTAAGCGTACCAATCGATCAGTGGTGCCGCGTCGCCCATGTCAAACGTCTGCGAATACACCTCAGTGCCACCCGGTGCGTCGAGCATCGTGACGGTGACGCTAGTAGCATCGACAACATCGAGCAGCGCGAGCGATCCGATGATGCCAGGATCAACGGTAGCGTCGATCAGTTGCGAGCGCGTGGTTGTGGTGCCAACGCTGGTATCGAGCATCGCCCATTTATTCGTCGGGCCGATGTCGATCCACCATGTGCCATCGTCCGTCGTTGGGTCGTGGTTGGTATTCCCCGCCTGGACGCTTTCATAGACGCGATGCGTGGCAACAACGAGGATGGTGGCGCCCGCAGCGTAGGTGGTGCCGCTGCTCCATGCCGAGTAGGTGGTGCCGAGCGATAGCCACCATGTGCCATCGTCCGTGGTCGGGTTGTGGTTGGTGTTTGTCGCTTGCACCGATTCCCATACGGTGATCACACCACCCGCCGTGCCGGTGCTGACGGTATTGCCGGCAGCGTAGGTGCTGCCGCTACTCCAGGCGCTGGGCGGGAGTTCCAGGCCGTTGCTGCTGATCAGCATGGCGCTGGTGACGGTCACGGGCTTGACTAATCTTAGGCTCATGGTGATTTACGCCGGGGTAGTGATGATGGCCGTGCCGCCAGTCGTCACCTGGTCGAGCAGCTTGACGGTGGTCGCGGTATTGCGCGCGATGGCGCTGTTTTGCGAGGCCAGATCGGCGCGCAGGGCTCTAACTTCGGCGACGAGAGATTCGTTTTGCGCGGTGATGCCAGCCCAGATTTCGCTAAACGCCTGCTGTGCGGCTTGTGCATCGCGCACTGACGCGGCGATATTTGCATCCACCGAGGCGAGCGTGTCGTTCGTGTCGATGATGCCATCGGTCAGCGTGGCATAAACCACCGCCTCATCGCGGAGCAATTCCTGATTAGCGGCGAGGTAGGTGCCGATTTGCGTATTCAGGTCGCCCAGCAATGCCACGGTGCTATCTTGCAGTGCTTTGATGTTCGCGTTCGCCGTGGCTTGCAGCGCGATCTTTTCGGCATCGTAGGCTTGCGACGCGAACATAAACTCGCGCTGCTCATACTCAATATCCGCCCCGGCGCGATTACCCAGGGCCGCTAGTTGAGCGCGGGTGCCTGAGAAGGTGCGAGCGTAGTCAGCGGCAGTGGCAGCCTGATCTTTTGCGGTATTGAGGAATGCGTCGGCCAGCCCTGGCAGGGCTTGTAGCGACTCAATATCGCCCGCACTGCCCTTGCTAAAACTGGCGCTGTATTGCTGGCGGTTGTACGCAAGCTGTGCTGATCCAGAAAGTGGCGAGAGGTCGGTACGCAGGAGGTCAGCGGCATATTCGCCGATGCTGCGATACGCGGCATTAAGTTCGTTCGCTGCCTGAACTGCTTTACTGCGGTTCTCTTCTTCTGCGTCAAATTGCTTCCGGGCCGATTCTTCAGCGATTCTGGCACGCTCATCGACAGCGGTGAGCGATGTCTCCAGACCGCTGTTGATTGCAGCCAAGCGGGCACTGTAGCCCTCCATGATGCTGCCGCGTAGAGTCTCAACGGCAGCGGCGCGATCTTCGTAGTTGGTGGCTCCGGCGAGCGCGGCGCTGGCGTTGCTGGACTGCCCATCCCAATACGCTATCGAATCGAAACCGGCCATCTGACTGCGCACGTCCTGCATGCTGCCGCTGACGGTATCCGAGAGTTGCGACCACCCGTCAATCTCTTGCTGGATGACTTGCATCGCCTTCATTGATTCAGCCGCCAACACTGACCGGCTCATGGCGTCGGCCCATAAATCCACAGCCGCGACATTCTCGGCGGTGGCTTGCCCGAGGTCGGTCAATGATTTTTTGTAGTCGTCGGCCTGTTGCGCTATTTCGGCCAGCGAGTTCGCCAACTCGGTACGCAGCAAGCTGTCTCGCTCGGAGCCCAGGCCGGTAAGCATGTCGGCGGCTTGTGCGCGATCTTCTTCGGCTTTCGCCAGAGCATCAGCGGCAATTTTCGCCGCGTCGGCCAAGTCTTGTTGCGCGTACACCTGGGCGATAAGCGCCTGGGTGGCAGCGTCGGTGGTGCTGGCGAGGTCGCGTTGCAAGTCGCGGCCACGTTGCCCTGCGGGGTCGGTCAGCGACAGCAACTTGCCCTGCCAATCGGCCAGGGTGCGGGCCACGTTGGCGGCGATTTCCGCCGCTGTGGCTAAGTCCTCTTGCGCGTACACCTGATTAATGAGCGCCTGGGTCGCCGCGTCGGTGGTGCTGGCGAGGTCGCGGAGCATGTCGATTTGGCGCTGCGTCGATGCGCCAGTCAAGACATCGAGGCGCTCTTGCCATGCCAGACGGTCAGCAGTGGGGTCATAGGCCGCTTCGGCAGCGGTCGTTGCCGGCGACGCCCATTGATTCGTAGTCGCATCTTGCGACCATGCGGTACTGGATACGCTTTGGGATTTGGGCGGAACGTATGGAGTATCAGGTACGATAGAAGCAACAATATCGGCAACATTAACTCCGATTTGACGTATCGCTGCCTTAAATTCTGGGTTGTTGAATATCTCGCCCAAGGCTTCAGCCGCCGTTGTTGCCGTCGCAACCATGTCGTCGATAGCTATACCGGCAACAATATCCGTCACGCTCGCACCCGTTGCCGCCGCCATGATGACCGGTTGCACCAGTCCATTCACAAAAATGTCTGTGATCTGCTGTGCGAATGTTCCCGCGATGGAGTTATACACACCATCCACGACCATCCCGGCAAGCTGTCCACCCACGTCCTCTTTGCTCATGCGACCGAGCATTCCGTCGCGGATAAGGGTGCTGATGCTGTCCCCAGATATTCCAGCGGCTTGCATCGTTGAATCGACAAAAGATGAGAATCCCGAACTGAGTGTGAGTAAGCCGTTGTAGGCTCTGCGACCGGATTCCGTCGTCAGATCAAGACCATCAACCAGTGCGCGGAATTCGGCTTTTGTCGCCGGCATCGCAATCCCGAGGTCATCAAAACCGGCATTCAAATTCGCTGTAGCTTGCGCTGTGCGTTCGGACTGACTGTAGAAATTCTCGTAATACGACCCCAGCTTTACGCCTAAAGCATCCATGCCTCCGGCTGCGGTAAAAAGGGCGGTGGTTGTTTCGAATGAAAGATCGCGCAGATTCTCGAACGGCATCTTCTCGACGGCGCTGCCGAAAGCAGCGACTGCTGAAACGCTCTGGATAATCGCGGCGGCAGCTTCCCCGGTCAGTGATTCTGCATCAATTCCTTGTAAGTATTCTGATATGCTCGCCGGGAGGTCGGTGGCAGCTTGCAGTGCCTGGATAGTGACTTGCAGCATGTCGTCACCAAAATTCCTGGCGATGGCGGCCGCGTCGCCATCTCTGCTGCTGGTGGATTCGTATTTGCCGCCGGAATAGTTGCTGCCCAAGGCCGCTTCTCCGAAGCGCACCCCAGTGCTTAATGTCCCACCGCTGAATACCCCGCCACGACCATTTCCTGACGTTTCGGCACCCGCCTGGAATCCCGCTAAGGTAGCCGACGATCCAAGAGTTCTGAATAAAGTATTGATGCCGGCGACGGTCTGTCCGGTCAGTTCCTGAATGCCTTGAATTGGGCCACCCGAACTGCCGAACTTTGCCGTAATGCCCGATGTTCCGTAGTCGTTATAGATGCCTGTGCCATCTCCGGTAGCACTGCCGTAGAGGTATGAAACACCTCCTTGACGGGATTCTCCGCCGAACATGCTATCCACGGCGCTGCCGATGGTATTGCCGATGAATGCGCCGAGTGGTCCGCCCATAGACTGACCTATGGCCGATCCGGCAGCAGCGCCCCAATTGCCGTTAGCGGCCTGAGCAAAGGCGTTGACGTAACCGCCATAAGAATCGACAGCGGAGGAGAAGTCGGCACCGTATTGTCCCCATTGGGTAAGCTCGGTGCCCCCAATCGTTCCCGGCCCGTTGATTGGAGTTGATAAGCCCATGCTGACGCCAGCATTGGACGACGCGAAGTTTGACCACCCCAACGACATCGGGGACATATTCCATGAGCCACCGACGACTGCGGTTGATCCACCACCACTGCTACCACCCAAGCCCAACGCACTCATCCCCATCTGCACCGTGGACTGAATGATCGGGCGCAGCACCAAGGTGCGGAAGTAGTCCTTGAGCAATTGCCCCGCGTTCTTGCCGCCGCGCATGATTTCGTCGGTCAGCGATTGCCCGAGCTGGTCCCAGGTGCGCTGCCAGTCTTCTTCGGCTTTCTTGGCGGCGCTGGCGTTGTCCTCGCTGATTCGCTTGGCGTCGTCGAGGCCTTCGACGGCCTGTAGTCCAGCGCGCAGGCGTTTGCGAGCGGCTATCTCTTTGTCAAGATTGGCGACGACTGTTTCCTGGCCGTCGAATCCGTCAGCAATCCTCCGCTGCTCTTCCAGGCGAGCAATCGTAGTGTCCTCAATCTGTGATTTCGTTTTCCCGTAATTCTCGGCTTCAGTCTCGGCAGCAATCGCCTTATCGTTCAGGCTGATGATGTTGTCGGACAGTGCCCTGTTGGCCTTCTCGATGCCTTCGCGCCAATCGTCCTCGTTCTTCTTGGCAGCCTTCAGCGCCGCCTCAAGCTGCTGTAGGGCCAATCGATCAGCGTCAGTGATCAAGGCTCGCTTAGACTTAATTGAGCCGCTAGACGCCCCTCCTGGCGCATCTGGAGCCCTTGATTCATTTAACAACCGCAGATCGCGAGCGTCCAGAATCCCTGCGCCAGATAATTGCTTCAGCGGGTTGAGAATGTTTCGTTGAATCTTCTCAAGCTCTAGACGGGCGCGTTCTCCGTCAGCCTTAACCATTTCCGAAATTGCTCTGAACTGAGCAAGATCACCGCTACCCAGCGCCGCGATCTGAGCCGCCCAGGCGCCAATCTCGCGACCGATCCCCTTGAACACGAACATGACATCGGTAGCAAGAATGGCGATGGTTTGGAATACAACCTTCGATCCTGCAGCAATCGACACGAACAGGTTGAAACTATCCCCCATCTCGGCGGACGACTTGGACATTTCCTTGATGATGTCCGACAGATCAGTCAGCGCCGTGCTGGCAGCCCTCACGCCTTCAGTCAGGCTGTCATTTGGGCCGGATTGGCTGATGGTGAGCATCAACTGCGACCAACTATCGCCCAGGTTGCTGATCGCCCCATCAAGGGTATTTGCCTGCCGCTCCATAGCGCCAGCAAAGTCCGTATTACCCAGGTTCAGCAGATAGCCTTGAATCTCGTTGGCGCTGTTCTTGACCGTGGTGGTGATTCCCTTGAAGGTCAGCTTTACATTGTCGCCTTCCTTGTTGGCCTTGATCCCGAATTCTTTGAGCCGCTCAAATTCTCCGGTGGCCGCATCAGCAACCGCCTCCACCATCTGATTGAGCGACTTGCCCATGGCAGACGCCGTGTTGCCATAACTCCGCAATGCCGACTCCGTGGGATCGAGGCCCAGGGTTTTCAGCTTCACGAACGCGTTGCTAACTTCTTGCAGGGAAAAAGGAGTTGAGGCCGCAAATCCCGTCAGCAGTTGGAACGCTTCAGCCGCTTTACTAACTGATCCGGTAACAGTTACCAGCCCGGTATTGATCTTGTCGAATTCGCGCTGCGTTGAAATCAGGCTCGCTACAATAGCGCCAGACCCAAGAATCGACGTCAATGGCCCCATCACACTAGCAATCGACTTCATCGCCGTCGACGCCGATGCGCTAAGCGAAGAAATCGACTGATTGCTTTGATTTACGGCATTCTGCAGACCACTGGCATCGCCGGTAATTCTGATCTTTACATCAGCCATTTATTTTCCCCGCTTGTTCGCCATAACCCTGAGTGCTTCGCCCTCCATCACCCCGATACCGGCCATACGCGAAGGGGTTAACTTGATTCGCAACCCTTTCGCCACTATGGGCAGTGCGACGTAATCCATCCCGGTCACTCCGTTCATTCCCACTCGCCACTGAGTTCCCATAGCAATGAACAGTCTCAGAGTTTTCCAGTTGGTCTGCCATATTTCGCATGGGGCGTTATTTTCTATGCTCGCTTTTAGTTCGGTTGGCAGCCCCAACGCTGCAAATGCTTGCTCAGATTCGCCGCTGCCTCCGTAAAGACGGCGAGCGGCCTCAATCAGTTTTTTCTTTTTCCCTCCAGCAACTCATGGCGGAAAGTCTCAAACAGATCGGACGCCGCAGCCGGGTAGTTGTCTAGCAGCATTTCTAGCGCAGCAATCGAATAAGGCTCGTCTACGCCAGCCCATCCAACTATGATTTCGCTCAACGCCTCTGAATCTGCCTTACCCGGCAGACCATCAAAATATGTCTTGATTCCGTCTTTCGACAAATACTTGAATTCAACTTCTATCTCTGCTGGACGAGGGGCGCCAGCAATCGAGATTCCGACTTTTGCTTTGAAGGTTGGTTTTGGCTGCAGTTTGAACATAATGATGGCCCTGTAAGTGACCCTGAAATGGATGAGGACGGCTGCCGCAGGGCCAACGGCGCGTGTTAGGAGGTCACGCTGCCGTCCTCAAAACTCTCAATTACGGTTTTGCGTAGCGGATACGTGACGCAATATTGATGCTGACGTCGGTGGTCATGATGCTGTTGGCGTTGTCGGCTTTCGGCAAGCCAGCGGAACCGATGTAGCCGAAGAAAAGCAACTCCAAACCATCGGGGAACACGATCTTGAATCCGAGCTTAGAGGCGGTATCAGAGGCCGCTTGAATGGCGATCAGGCCAGCGTCATTCGGGTCCCAAACGCACGACAAATTTACTTGACCTCCAGCCTTCGTGGTCGGGAATTTGCGCGTGATCTTGTCCCACAAGAACGTGTATTCGGCGAACTGCTGATCGCCACCGGACATGCTGAAACCTGTCGCGGCCTGGATTTCCGTTGCCATGGTGACCAACTGGCCGTTACCCGACACGAAAGTTCCATATCCAGTGCTGTCTTGATCTTCTAGCTCCAGCGTGTTGCTGGTCGTATTGACGGCAGCAACGCGGCACAAGGAATCCTCAAAATCGGTCATGCCGAACATGTCCGACAGAGCAATATAGTTTCCGTTAGTCCAGGTATCGGCGCCGCTATACGTGACGACGGGAGGGGCGGCTTTGGTGATTCCGGTGATCGATTGCGCGGCAGAAATTGCGCTTTGCATGTAGATACGTGTACCAGCGGGGGTGCGGACGGTTGCCATGATTATTCCTTCACTTCAGGTTTGGAGGGATTTGCGTTCTTGGATGCCTTGGCAGGCTTTGGCGCATCGACGGCAGGCTGTTCGGCCTGCTCCAGATCATCGGGAACAGAAACAGGCTGTTCGGCCTGCTCCTGTTCGCGGCGCCGTCTATTAAAGGCGGTCAGTCCCATGATCAGGCCAGCTTGTGCTTGAACTGAACAATCGGAATCTGCTTGTTCTCAAACACGCGGAGCCAGTTCGTGCCAGTTGCAAGCTCGGTGCGTGTCGGGAAATCGCCAGCCGGGGTGCCTTGCCACTTGACGCCCTTCGGGTGCAGGATGAAGCGACGACGCATGGTCATCACGTCATCGCCAGCCAAGATGTCACGATCTGTTTCAAGATCGCTGGCACCAATGGAACCCTCGGCAAAACCAACCGCACCCGCACCAAAGACGTAGCTTGTATAGGTGCCAGTGGCTACCGGCAGTCCATCATCAACGATCACGCGCTTGCCCATGTAATACGGGATACGAACCGACTTATCGGCACTGGTTTCATAAACGATGAGTTGCTGCTTGGCGAGATACGCCTCGGTAGCCGAGTGCATCGCAACCGCTGAGACATCGCCCTTGGCGTCACCGAGAAGCTGGCAGGCATCAATGAAGGTGTTGGCATTGAATGCGCGAACCGCCTCGCTGGCACCGCCCGAAATGTCGGACACGTTGCCGGACATGGACGCCGCACCGAAGGCACCAGTCAGCACCTTTATAAGCTCGGCCTGCATCTGGCGTGCCCAATAACCAGCAAGGCGGTCAATGATGGCAGCGGCAGGATCGGCGCCAGAGAATACGCCAGCCAGATCATTGACGCCGAAAGCTCGACCGCGACCTACCACGACAGCCACTTGCTTGACTGAAGAAATATTGCCAGGGGTCAGCGCCGCATCGTCGGCCAGGACTTCAGCATCGCCAGTCAGGTCGCCAAAGTAGGGCAGATTGATGGTTGCGCCACCGGAAGGGAGCGAAATGCCGGGGATGTTGGATACGATGCCAGATTGCCAGAACGCGGATAGTTCGGCGGTTCGATTGGCGCCGTATTGATTCCAGACGTCAGGGGTCAGAATGTCAGAGATTCGTGTAACAGCCATGATTCAGTTCCTTTCGTTTAAGCGCCGGCAGCGGCTTTGAGTTGTGCCGCAAGCGCAGGGTTTTCGCGGGTCATTGCAATTTGCTCGGTAATATTCCGTGAGCCATTCGCCCATGGATTCTTGGCTTCACCGCCTCTAGCGTTTGTGCCATGTCCGGAGCCTCCCGCCCCTTTTGCTTTCAACAGATGAGGCTTGGTGGATGCCAGGGTTTTGACGCCATCCTCTAGCGTCATGACCTTCGTCCCATCGCCCTTGATCATGATCTGGTCATCTTCCCAAACGACTACGTTCTTGATCAACAATGAGGCTATGTCGCGGTCTATCCATTCAAAACCGGATAGCGATTTCTCAAGGGCTGCATCCAATCGACTGCCGCGATACTTGCCTTCAATCTCACCCTTTTGGGCAAGTGCTTCAGCCTTCTCGCGTTCTAATCGCTTCAGCTTGGTCTCGAATTGCTTGACCGCTTCGGCATGCCCTTTGCCATCCGGTAGGGAATCGAGGTCTGCATCGTCATCCAGCGCCAGCTTTTCAAACAGCTTGGTCTTGATGCCGCGCAACGTTTCGACTTCTTCCTTCAGCTTCTTGCGCCCCGCAATCGATTCCTGACGGGCTGCATCACGCTGGCCTGACAGATCATCGACATAGGCTTTTAGCTCGGCAAACTTCTCGTCGCCTAGCTTGTCTTTCAGTTGTTCAAGATTCATGGTGATTTGGCCTCGCGCCTGTTATGACAGGACGCATGATCACTGGTTGCTTTCGCTCAAGTAATGGGATGCACGAAGCGGCCAACTTAACTTGCGCCAATCCCTTCACGTGCACGAAACCATGACCCCGAATAAACCCCGCTTCCAGTTCATTGCCGACGCCCTGAATGGGGCAGGGGTGTTTCGGCCAATGGTCACATACGACTCAATCGGTAAGCCGATCAGCACCACCACTACGGCGCTGATCAGATACCCCCGCGAATCCGAGGAAAAGTTTGCTCGGCGTAATGATGTGGCGTGGTACGAGAATCACATGCTGTCATCCTGCCGCCGCTTCGTTGGCTACCTGTCCAAGAAACCCCCAGCGCGTGACATTGGGAACCCGCTGCTTGAGGACATGACCGCAGACTGTAACTGGCGCGGCGATAGCATCGACGTGTTCTTTCAGGGATTCATGACCGAGGCCAAGGCTCGCGGATCAATGCTGCTCCTTATCGATATGCCGAGGTCTGAGCCTGTCACGATGGCCGAGCAGATTGAACAAAGATTCTTTCCATATTTTGTCCAGATCGCTCCCGAGGCCGTTACCCGCTACGAGTTGGACATGCGCGGTCGGATCAGCCTCGTTGAAATCAGCGTCATTCACAATGGAAAGCAAGCCATCAAAGGCTGGGATACGGAAAGCTGGTGGGTCACGCAAGACGGCCAGGAGGTCGACGGCGATCTGCATGGTCTAGGCATCTGCCCGGTCATCGCCTTCTCTGAATCTGGCGACTTCCCCTGCTATGGCGACTTCGCTCAGATCGCTGACATCAGCAAGCGACTATTCAATGCCCGGTCTGAATTGGACGAGATTCTTCGGGCGCAGACGTTCTCGCTGCTCCATTACCATGTTCCGCCAGATCAGCACGACTTTGACACCAAATCGGTAGCCGAGGCGATTGGCACCCACAACATGCTGATCCATCGGGGTGACGCTCCTGGCTTCATCGCACCGCCTGAAGGGCCAGCGACCACCTACCTTGAGAACATTGCCCGGCTTGAGGAAGCAATCAAGCGAGCGGCCTTGGTGGTCGAGGCGCCAGAGAAGCAGACGGCAGAATCCGGCCTTGCCCTGACTATCCGATTCCAGGCGCTGAATTCTGCGCTTACCAGTTTCGCTCGTCGCATGGAGGACTTTGAGCGCAGGGCATGGGACGTGGCCTGCAAATGGCTGAATATCGAACCAGATCGCGTCAATGTCCAGTGGGCCAAGGATTACGCCCTGGCAGACCTGAAGATGGAGCTGGAGGTGCTGGGCGCCATGCAGGCGAGCGGATTCCCCGAAGAAGCCATCAAGCTACAGCAGGCGCAGATTGCCGCCCTGGCCTTCTCCACCTCCGAGCAAGACGACCTTCAAACGGTGCTTGATGCCATCGGCGCAGGAGCTGGCGAGGTCACTGATGGGATCGATCCCAACGCCGACCCCAATGCCGATCCTGCACAGAACGACACAAACGGCGCTACAGGCGATCAGCAGGCCGAAGGTAAGCAATCCCCCGCGCCGATAGACCTCGGGGCTGTGGAGAGCCGCCTCGCATCGATTGAGGCCAAGATTTCCGAACCCAAGCAAGAGCAGACGCCGATTGATCTGGCTCCGCTGAATTCCAAGGTCGAGCAGCTTACGACGGCAATCGATCAACTTCGGAATCAGCCAATCCAGCCGCAACCACAAACCCCGGTGATCTTCAATACCGCATCTGGCGCCAAGGTGATTGAACTACGACACAACACCGACGGCAAGCTGGTAGGCGCTGAAGTTCGTGAAGCCTGACCATTCAAGGATAAATATGCCCACCTACATCGTCACCAATAAAGCCACTGGCGCGGAAGTCACACGCTACTGCTCATCGCAGATCACCGAGCAGATCAACCAGGCCGACTACCCGCTGGCCGACTTTGATCACGCGGAGTACAACGAGGAAGTGCCTGCCGTAGCAGCAGCGCCAATGAAAATCACCAAGCTCGCCTTCCGCAACCGATTCACCCAGGCTGAGAAGGTCGCCATCGAGATCGCCGCACTGGATGATCCTGCCGCGCCCATGCAGCAACGGGCATTGGCTGCCGCCCTTCGCGCCAATCAAGCCGACATTCAAGCCGCGCAGTATGTCGATCTAAACCGCGAAGATACGCGCACCGGAGTGCAGACATTGGAGTCAGTGGGATTGATTGCCACTGGCCGCGCCGAAGAGATTATCGACACCGCGCCGAGCGCGCAGGAGGTCTATCGTGGCGAATAAATACCTCATTCAAGGCGCTACTTACTGCGGCGATGGAACCACCAGTGCAGAGGCCGCGAGTGCGGGTGCTGCCGGGGCGTGGAACAACATCAACGTATTCCAAGGCACCGCGCCGGCCTACGGCACGCTCGCCGCGAGTGATGTGGTCTATATCCGCAGCAAGACCTCGGCGGGTGCCGATATTGCCGTGTCGATTTCAGGTGCCGCCCTCTACCTTGGATCGACGGCCGCTGCTGAATTGACGCCGATTCAGTGGGTCATTGATAGTGGGACTGTGTGGAGCGGCATCAGTGGTACGGTGACATTCACCATGACCGATGGAAACATCATTTACACCAGAAACTATAACAACATCAACGCCGGTGAGCATAAGTTGATATTGGTGCATGCCTATACAAACTTTGCAAATACAACATGTATATTGTTAGGGGCCGCGATAACCCACGGTGTAAAAATTGATACATCTGCTTTTACAGGTAGTTATGGCGGGAACATTTATGTCGAGTCTGGAACTCACGTTAACCTTTATTCAGTCAGTAAGCATGCATACCACGGCGTCATGGTTGGCGGTGGGCAAAATAGAGACATAACGTTGATAAATCCGACGATTGAATGCTTGGCGGTAACGGAATTGGGTTGGGCTGGAACATTGTTTAACGACGGCGGGAATTTTGGTGGTAGTTTCGTCGTGTTCGGTGGGCGCGCTTTCGGTGCGGGATGTTATGACGCACGTACTGTGCATCGTATTGGAGCGAATGCCGGAGCCTCATCGTATTATGGATTTCAATATCCACGCAATATGGTGCTCGTAAACTCATTCCCAACATATTCAAGCGTATTTGCGAACGGTGGGGATGGTGTGGTTGGGAATGCATATGCAGACTACAACTACTTCTACGACTCCCGAGACGATGGTTATTATCCGACGCTTAACGCGCTGCTAGAAACCAGCGTGGCGGATGGGTGGTCATACAAAGTCTATCCCTATCGCACCACAAAGCAAAAACCTGCGCGAGTTCCCGTATCGAAACTCTACGCACTCACCGCAGCAGCAAAAACGATCACTCTGGAACTGCTTTGGCCGACCAGCATGAGTGCGCCAACCAAAGAACTTGTGTATATGTCGGTGGCCTATACCGACGACAGCACAGGTGTCAAGAAATTCGTCACCAGCCTTGATCCTGCTGGCGGCACCTTGGCGACATCGACAGCAGCGTGGAGCGCAACGACCTACGGGGCATCCAGCTTTACCAAGTACAAGCTCGAAGTCACTACACCGACCAGCATCAAGCAAGACACGGAAGTCATGGCCGTGCTGCTCTCATCCCCACGATCCGCCTCGGCGACTGACATCGTCTTCGTCGATCCTGATTTCACGTTGACCTGATCATGGCAAAGGTTCATCCGTTCGGAGCAATGGCCTTCAGTGGGTTGGCGACGGGTAGGTCGCGGCCTCTTGGACTTTGCGGGTATTCGGTCACGGCATTGCCCACCGACCCCATCGGCACCGCCACCGTCACTTTCTCTGGCGTCAATGCCAACAGCGAAATCCGCGTCTATCGTGCTGATGGAGTGGAGTCGGCCGGCGTCGAGCTATGCGATGCCAATCACGCGCTCACCTGGTCAGTCTATGCGCCCGGCGCTAATTCAATCTTCCGCGTGGTCGTGGTGCATCCCGACTACAAGATCAAGGAATTCACCTACACCCCAACCGTCGGCGCGCAAAACCTGCCCATCCAGCAGGAAGCTGACAAGTGGTACAGCAACCCAGCGTAAGGAATAGCCATGGCAAAGATACTCGATCCCGATTCGCTCACCTACATTGTGGATGGTTCGCCATCGACGGAGATTCTGCGCTTCAACACCACGGCCAAGACGATCACCCTGGCCGAAGGCGGCGCCTTTACATTCAAGGATGGGGTCACCGGGCAGTGCCTGTTCTCCAAGATCAAGGAGGTCATCAAGGCCAGCTCCACCCTGATCTCGGTCGCCCTGCCAGTGCGCGAGATGATCCACGATGAGTCGATGGAGTTGATCAACGGGTGGACGTTCGGCAACACCAACACGGTCAAGGCTGTTCGAGATTGCGGCGTGGCCTATGTCAATGCCGCTGGCGCGATCACCGCCATGTTCGCTTGCTTCGTGTCTCTTGGGACACTCGCAGCCGGCACCACCACAGAGCTTTATTACACTCAGGACAGCGCCACCAACGCCAGCACCTCGACCTTCACGCACATCAACACCGCGACTTCGTTCGGCGTCAATGAACTGGTGCAGATTTACAGCGACACCAACGGCGACGGCACTCCTGACTACGACCGACGCGCCTATGCCAAGGTATTTCTGCGCCGCGCCGGCTATACGTTCGACGAATCCAGCAATGCCGACATTGGCTACAGCACGCTGACCTACAAGAAATATAACTTCCCGATCACGCATGTGGTCGATGCTGGCGTCACCGTGGATGATGCCACCCTGGCTGGCTACACCGGGATGAGCATCCAGTGGTACGCCACCGCGCAATCAGCCAGCCTCGGCACCAATGGGCCATATGATTTCCACCTGATCATCAACGCCAACGGCAAGACTCACGCCGAGACGTACTCTTGGGTGCAGTATCAGCTTCGGCAATCCGCTGACATCGATGCTGGCGCCGGGAATCGCACCGGACAGGTCGCGCCTTCCCTGGTGTTCATGGATGGCACCACACTCAAGACGCGCTATCAATCGGGCGTCGGTGGCGTGCATGTGTCAAACATCAGCGCCGTGAGCTACAACGACATCGCGGAAGCTGATGACACGCAAGCCTATCGCACCTACCCGCTGTCGGTATCGGTGGCGGTGGAGTTTGATTCCTACCTGAAAGGCGACACGGATTCCTACTTCTGGATTTTCGAGACAGCCGACTATGGAACCCCTGGCGCTACCCCGTTCCTCGATTCATCTGGAGCGCAGATGAAAGGGGCTGCGACCGCTGACACCTCATTCGCCAGCACCTATAGCACCGATGTCCCGCTGACCGGAATCGCCCTGGGCAAGGCCGGCGCCAAGATCGCTATGGCTACCGGGACGCTGACCAATGCCGGGGTCAAGTTGGTGTTCGTCGCCGGCTTAGAGCGTTGGTATGCGAATCCGTAAGGGGCTGGCGTGAGCTATACCTTCAATGGGGCAACGAAACGGATCACCCTCGCCGGGGTGACTACGCTCAATCTGATCGATCTGCATTCGCGCTGGAAGGAATGGGTGCTGTCTGGCAACGCTGAGTGCCTGATCGCCTTCAATGCCGTGGGCGGCGACATCCCGGCCATTCCGTTATACCTGTTCCTGCTCAATGGCTGGCGCATCGTCCCTCAAGCCTCAGATCATGTGCTGACAGTGGCGAATGGCATCCTTGAGACATCCGACTCTGCCGATCCGTTCGTTGATCCGGCAGGGAGCTACAAGATTCGGATAAATCGCCAATCGCCAGGGATCGCCATTGGCTATAGCAGCACCGGCACCAGTGGGCCGAGCGCCGACGATATAGCCACTGCCGTCTGGTCTAAGACGCTACCGTGACAGCCGCTGAACGACTAAGGTTGCTGGCTGGCACCGCTGGCACAGCGGCAACGCTTCTTGCCCTGCTGGGATCGGGAGCGACTGCCGGCGCAATGCTGGTCGAGTACTCGGGCCTGGAAACAGGAACAGCAGCACAGCACCTTCTAGTTGACGTAGATCAAACCGAGCAGGTCGAAGGGGTTGGTGGTGGAGTTAGGTTCGTTCCATCAGCCCGTACACAGCCCGTACACGCGACCGGATTCATTGTTGAGGAACGAAGGTCTGCCAATCCTGAGCCAACCGGCACAGAGCCTATCCTGGCCGATCCTGGCGCCGGCCAATCCGAGAATGGCGACAGCCTCGTCCAAATAGGCACCAGCCTATCCGAATTTGCGCCTGATCTTTCTCCAGAAGGGGCCGCAGGAAGCGAATACGAGGCGCTGGACGGGATTACCCAACAAGGGCCGGATAAATCCTTCACCGACGCCCTGAATGCGCTAGAAACAGCCATTCTTGCCCATTCCCAGCCAGTTGCTATCGATGGCTTTGATTCCGATGATGAGGCGCTGGCGCTGATCCTGGCAATTGCGGAGACACTATGAACATTGACATCCATGTGGCCGGGATCGATGCGACCCAAGCAATGCTTGCTAAGGTTGGGCAGGCGTCCGACGCAGCAATCCGAGGGCTTGCCCAGCGAATCTATGACCTCTCTGAACGCGGCGCCGACAAGCACACCAAGACCGGGGCACTGTTCCGCTCGATCTACATTAAGTCGGCCCCTGGCGGGTGGGAGGTTGGGCATGACCTGCAGATGGCTCCGCATGCGATCTTCGTCCATTGGGGAACCAAGCCACACCTGATCAAGCCCAAGACCAAGAAGGCTCCGCGCTGGACGGCTGGCAATCGCTGGGCCTTCGCCAAGGTTGTCCATCATCCAGGCTACAAGGGCGACCCCTGGCTGGTCACTGCAGCCAATAAAGCACTCACCGAATTCCCGAAAATGATCGCAAAACACCTGAAAGGTTCATAAATGGCTCTGACCTACACCTATGCCGACGCCTACCTGAAGTCAGTCGTCACCGAAGATCGCGAGGATCGCGCCATGGCCGATGTGGCTGCAGTCGCCACCTTTGCTGCTGAATGGGTGCAGAAGCTGACAATCATTCGCGCCTACATCCTGACCTGCCTTGAATGCCAAGCCCAGCCTGATGACCTGTTCTCGCAGAAGCTGAAGCATTACCGGCAGGAATGGGAGTCGGCGCTGGCATCTGCCAAGGCGGCAACCGTGGATGAGGACTTAAACCCGATGCCGACCATATCGATCAGCCTGGAGCGTGCGTGATGATGGATTTGCTTGAGGCGATTAAGACATCGCTGGCCACGATTCCTGGCGTGACATCCTGCCGCATTGGCCTGGAGGACAACATCACACCTGACGACTACCCGCTGATCAGAATCGTGCCGTCAAACATGCAGCCAGGACAGGCAACTGTTAGTGGCACGATGCTAACCAGACGTGGCGAGATATTGATTTATTTCGGAATGCCAGTGCAGCCGTTCGACGATACTGCCGATGGATCGGGCAGGGTGCGACTTGAGAAGGTCTATGCAGCGCTATTCGATTTGGAGGCGGACATCTTGACGAAGCTGATGTCCACCCCCGCTGGCATCCTGGCTGCCAGATACCGCGAAACGATCACCGATGAAGATCGGCTTGATACCTATAAGCTGATGGCGATACGGTGCGAGGTTGAGGGTTAGCCCTTACCTGCTCAGAATACATGGCCGACCAGACATCCAGATACGCGTCATGTCGGTCAGTGTCCTTCACCGATGACTTGAAGTTGGGATATTCAATCCCCTTGATCGCCTCGGATAGCCGCAGGGCGACCACATTGCGATCCACTTCCGCACGATAGAGATAATCCGCCTCGGCATCAGTCCAGACCTTTGCCTGCCCGAACGTCCGCTCAATATCACCCTTCAGCCGCGCCCTGACTAGCAGGGTGTCGGGCTTTGTGCGATGCGCCACGATAGACAAGAAAGCATCGTTCAAGAATACCCACATATCAAAGTCCTTTCATCAGGCCAACGGTTAGGTGCATGTATTTCTCCTTCTGCACATCGGTCAATTCCGGTTCTGGCGAATCGTCTTGAGCGGCAAACTCAATATTCCTGGCGTCATCCAGGGCGATCCAATCATCGGGTGACATCCTGCGAACCTGAAGATTCGTATCAACCCATTGCCGGGTCACATTCGGGTTTCCATTCGCCCTCATTCGCTCCACAACATCATCAATGGTTGCCATCATCAGTCCTTTAGGTAGAAATGACGGACACCGGTTTTGGCATCCGTTGTTGCGTCAATAACGCGATACCTCCCAGGTGGGAACAGAATCTCATCCTCGCTCTCATGCGACGAGATAGGCTTCACATGGGAGCCTCTGGTGCTTTCATCAAAGTGCAGAACTATGTGTTCATTCGGGTTATCTCCTGCCCACAATGGTTTTGAGCCGCGCTTCGCTGATTGGGGGGTCATGAATTCAACGAATCCATTGTTGTCCAATGCGCTTTGTAGCTCATCGATTGTTTTCTTGAAATACCCAGGCCGCACCCGGTTTGGAGCGATCCCGCGAGCAGCGGGACCTGAGTAGCGCGGTGACGCTTCAATAGCCTGCCCCACCAACTGAAAATAATCGAGTTCATATTTCTTTGCAACTCCTTTAAGCGCCCTTTCAAACATTCCCTGATAGTACTGAGCAGTCCACGTTCCGATTGCGTTTCTGAAGGCCAGAGGGACATTCTTGAACGCCTCCCAACCTGTGTTTTTGTAGTGCATCCAGTTCTTAGCGCCAATCGACCGCAGGATTCCCTCGGCCTGAGCCTCAGTGAATAGCTGCTTGGCGCCGAACATCCATGGCTCAAACGTGACCTTGATCATCGATGCCTGAACGCCGATTGAGTCAGTCCAATAGTCGAACTTGGCAGTGGGCGCCTTGAACTTCATCGCCGCGCCCATCCCAGGCGAGACAGCATCCTCCAGCGATTCCAACCATGGGCCGAAATGGGCCTCCATCTTTGCGATGGATTCCCCATCCATCAGCTTGCCGTATTTCTGCAGGATGGCGCTGTATTGCTCTCTGGCAGCAGCCACC